ATGAATATTAATGACCTTAATGCGGAGATAGCAAGGTGTGGTCTGACCATTCCAAAACTCGCTGAGCTAATAGGCTTGGACAAGAAAACGCTGTATTCTCGTATGAAAGGGGAAACTGCGTTCAAGCAGCCTGAGATCGCAAATATCTCCAAAGTGCTGAAACTTACGCAAGAAAAGATACTTGATATTTTTTTTGCAGACGCAGTTTCTTAAAGGAAACAAGCGATTAAAAAGGGGGTGAGAATAGTGCAGTTGTTGAAACTTATAATTGAAAGTTATCGTGAAATGTGGAAAGAAAATAAACTTGGATTTATTTTAACTATATTTCCGATAGTAGCCTCCATAACAGCAATAGTGATATCTATTTTAAAATAGATACAACAATGGCGGCTGCTGACAACAAATCAGCAATAATTATTGGCACCCAATATTTGATTCTTTCTTTAGAAATGCTTTGGAGATATGCTTCTCCCTGAGGAAGAATGCGAAATATGTTTTTATACATTGGTACAAATGCAGTCGGGTGATATCCTGCGGATTCATTTGAAATAAAATCATTTTTCTGCAACAATTTAGTGGAATCTTTACAGCTTTCACCAAACTTTGCAGTAAGGGTTTTTAAAGAAACATTCGGATTTTTATTTATGTATTTGAGTATTTTCAATGTTTGAGTGTCTAGCATAACATATTCCTCTTTTCACGTTTTCTACATTATACCGCATAGAGTATAAAATTTCAAGGAGGAACAAAAATGAAACACTACAAAATTAAGCTGACAGACACGTTCAGCGGCGTAAGGCTGGTAACAGTCACGGCAAAAACGGCAGGTGAGGCTATGGATCTTGTTGACCGCTCAGAGGGTGAGAATATCGCCGTTATCGAGGAGCTTGTCTAGCATAGTACAACCCCGATATCCAATAGAATTGAGTAGGAGGTGATAAAAATGCCGAAATATCCGCCTTTAAAGGTCATAAGGCACGTTTCGTTCGACGGTGGCAAGAGTTACAAGCTTTGGGACGATTGCACGGAGCAGGAGCGGCAGGCGGCTGCGGACAGTATCGGTCGCAAGCTTGCAGGAGCTTTGCAGGATATGGTCGGGCGTGACCCGTCGCTCTGGGATAAACTTTGTGAAACGGCAAGAACTGAGCACCCTGAGTGGATAGCTTAAAACACAGGACGTTAAAATGAAAGGACGTGAGAAAATGAACAACCTGATAGCAACGTTGGAGATCATCAGATATGCATCTGCCATAGCGTTATGTATGGCACTGGTTGCACTGGTGATCTATGGGCTGTATCGAAACATAAAAGAAACCGCCGAAGACACAGTTCGTGAGGAACTGGAGCAGGCAGTGAGAGAAGCAGGCAGACCCGTGGTCAAGGTCGAAGTTGAAATGAAAGGAAAGTGGTAAAATGGCGTTGATACTGCTGATAACAATAGCCGTGCTTGCAGTGATAGATGTAGTGATGTACATATTACTTGGCGCCATTGAAAAGCACTGGGAGAAAAAGTTTAAGGAGAATAAAAATGACGAAAGATGAGATAATTACTGTGGCTAAATGCTGTATAGTAGACAACTGTGTATCATGCCCGCTTGCAGGACATGGCAATTGCATCACTGATTTCATGAATCATATTCTCGAATACATGAAAACTGAGCCTGCACTGTCTGCCAACAGCACAAGCTCAGAGATATTGAAAAATATCAATTCAACACACCTTGATGATAGCACAAAAGAGCAGATTTGTCAAGCATACGAAACTGCTGATGAAGCTTGCTCAAATATACTTACTGTCTATGAGGGAATGTCAGAATGTGAGCAGAGAGCCTTTGATATTGGAGAGGCATACGGAAAAATATTCGACATAAGATGTAAGCTTGATGAACTGAGAGGCGGTGACTGCAATGAACATTAACGCAAAGAAAGCTCAGGACAAGCTGTCGCAGGAACTGTCTGCCGCTAAGCTTGGCAAGTATGCGCAGGCGGTTGCAAAGCCTACTCTTGAGGCCCTCAAAACTTTCTGTGAGCAGAACGAGGAGTTCGCTCAGGCGGTCCTGCAGACGGACAGGACTTTCGCTGAGTGTGCAGAAAACGCTGTTAAGGGTGCAGGGGGAAGTATCTCGGATATCGAGGTCTACCGCAGAGCTGTAAGATTTTACTTCAAGGGTGCGGACGTTCATTTCAATATGACTATCGACCTGGGCGACGGCTTGGGCAGCGAAGAAACAGCAAAACCGCCTGTCAGCCTGTCACTTGACGGCTTGCTTGATTTCTGAGGTGACAGTATGAAAATAGCAAGGAAAGAGGCTCTTATCTACTGCTTTCCTGCGGTGGATAAAGAGCTTATGGATAAGATGAAAGGCAAGGGTGCAAAGAATTATGTGGTGTTCCTCACAAGGGGAGCTGAGCTTTTCGCACGTTGCTTTCACCGATACTCAACGGGTGACCTTGTGGAAAGACAGCGGTATGTGTTTGCCCGTGACGGCTCGGTGAGATACGGCAGTGATAACGGCATTAACTGGTCGGTGCGTAATGACTTCCGTGAGCCTGTCTTTTGCAAGTGCTGTATGGGATATAACTATGATAATTCCTATTCGGTGCTGAACATAAAAGCCATAGACAAGTCGGATATGCGGTACAGTCAGTATCAGCATTATCACGGTAATATGCTGATGAGCTATCTTCACGCATATTGCAAGCACCCTAATCTTGAGTATCTTATGAAACAAGACTATGACGTAACAAGCGTGAGATACACAGGTTGGTGGGGATATCAGGAAAAGTTCCTGCTCTCTCAGCGTGTGAACTGGAAAAGTAATGACCTGCTGAAAATGCTCAGACTAAACAAGACGGAGTTCAAGACACTCAAAGGCAGCGAACAGCTGTGGGAGCAGTACCTTGACTATCGTGAGGAATATCCAAAACTCAGACCGGAAGATTTACTGAGTATAGCAAAGGTTTTTAAGAACGAACACGGCACTCTTGAACGTCTTGTGAGGATAACAGGTCTTACACCGCAAAGGGTGGCACGATACATACACGAGCAGGAAATGACACCTCTCGATTACAGCGACTATCTGGAGCAGTGCGAAACGCTGGAGTATAACATTCACGATACAATGATAGCGTTGCCACACGATTTCTGGACAATGCACAACAGGCTCACTAAGATCATCAACTATGAGCATGATGAGCTTGTTTTGCAGAACTTCACAAAAAGACTTGCAGAGCGTGTCTGCCTTGAATTTTCGGCAGACGGCTTGCTTATCAGACAGCCACACAGTTTGAAAGAGATAGAGGACGAGGGCAGGATACTTTCCCATTGTGTGGGCGGATATGCAGAACGCCATGCTATGGGAAAGCTAAGTATAATGTTCCTGCGGAAAGCCTCTGAACCTAACAAGCCTTACTATACTGTTGAGGTGAGCCAATACGGCGGTATCGTGCAGTGCAGAGGGTATAGGAACAACGTGGTACAAAACGGCGGCGAGGACAAACCGCAGGAGATAAAGGACTTTGAACAGAAGTATCAGCGGTATCTTGACAGGGTGTTCGATGAGAAACGAAAGGAGCGTAAAACAGCATGAACGAACTATCGACAGAATATATCAAGGCGGCTGAGCTTGACCGCAGGATAAAGACCTCAGCTCAGCTTGCACAGCAGAGCCTTTACGATATGTGTATGGGCTTTAAGGAAATGAGGGACAGCAGGCTTTATAAGGAGCTTGGGTATTCCGATTTTGGAGATTACTGTGAAAAGGAAACAGGTTTTTCAAAGATGAATGTATACAGGTACATTCATCTTTGAAAATCTGCCACAGGATTTCGTAACCTCGAGGTTACAGATCGGAGTTAAAAAGCTGACACTTCTTGCTAAGCTTTCCGATGAAGAGCGAACAGAGCTTGCGGAAAATATCGACCTTGAAAGCACTACTGTCAAGAAGCTCAAAGCAAAAATAGATATTTTGCAGAACGAGCGTGACAGAGCCATGGAGTCAAATGCAGAGGCAAGCCATCAGGTCTTTATGGCGGATAAAAAGGTGCTTGAAATGAAAAATAAGGTAACACAGCTTGAAGCCGAGATAAAGGAGCTTGAGAGCCGTCCTATCGAGGTAGCTGTGGAAACGGACAGTAAAGAGGTGGCAAACCTTAAAGACGCTATGCGGCGTGTTGATCTTGACTGGTCGGAAAAATATTCAAAGCTTGAAGAGGACAGCCTGAAAGACCGCAGAGAGCTTTTGCAAAAAGCTGAGCAGGCTGAAAAGGACAAGCAGGAAAAGCTTTCACAGCTTCGTGAGGAGCTTGACAGAACTAAGGCGGAGTATGAGAAAAAGCTTGCGGGGAAGACAGAGATCACGTCAACGCAGGACGATAAAGCCATATTCAAGGCTTATCTTTCCACCGCTGTTGACAGCGTAACAAGGCTCGTGGGCTTTGTGAACGAGCATAATGACAGCGACAATTACGGACTTTTCACACAGAAAGCAAGACAGCTTGCGGATATAATCAATTCAAAACTGGAGGTATAAAAAATGAAACTTTATGAGCTTACAAACGATTTTCAGAGGCTTTTTGACAGCCTTGAGGATATGACGGAAAATGCCGAGCTTACGGCAGAGGAAAAGGCTGAGGCTGAAAAGGTGTGGTTTGATACCCTTGAATGCGTTGAGGCTGAATTTACAGACAAGGCAGAGAACGTTGCGGCTTATGTTAAGGTGCTGAGCAGCGAGGCGAAAATGCTTGAAGCAGAGGAGAAAGCCCTCAAAGCAAGACGTGAGCAGAAAGTCAAGCAGGCAGAGAGCCTTAAAGCTTATCTTATGAACAGTATGCAGAGGGTCAACCTTAACAAAATAGAGGGCGTTATGGCTAAGATAAGCATTACAAAGGGTAGGGAAAGCACCGAGATAACAGACCCGAAAGCCTTTGTGGAGTGGGCAAAGGTCAATGATGACAGCCTGCTGAAATACAAGGATCCTGACATAAGCAAGACGGCTGTCAAGGCGGCTATCGAGGCAGGCAGAGAGATCCCCTATGCGGCAGTTGTCCGCAGACCGGGACTGACCATAAGATAAGGAGGAAAAGAGAATGGGACTTGCGATACTTGTATTAGGCTTTTCAGGAAGCGGCAAATCTGCTTCCCTGAGAAATTTCAAAGAGGACGAGCTTGCTCTTGTGAACGTGAACGGAAAACAGCTTCCGTTCCGCACACAGTTTATTTCAACGATACATACCGACAATTACGGTGAGATAGAACGCTTTATGAAAGCTCAGACGGCAAAGTCCATAGCCGTTGACGATAGTCAGTATCTTATGGTGAACGAGTTTATGCGCCGTGCAAAGGAAACGGGCTATCAGAAGTTCACCGACATTGCAAAGAATTTCTGGGAGCTTGTGAGAAGCGTTGAAATGCTTCCGGAGGACGTTATCGTGTATTTTCTCAATCACCTTGATACAGGCGAGGACGGCAGGCAGAAAGCCAAGACTATCGGCAAACTGCTTGATGAGAAGATAACTGTCGAGGGTATGTTCACAACTGTGCTTAAAACTGTTGTGGTTGACGGCAAGTATCTTTTCGCCACTCAGACGGACGGAACGGATACCTGCAAAAGTCCTATCGGGCTGTTCGACAGTATGTACATAAGCAACGATCTGAAACTTGTTGATGAAGCACTGAGGACATACTATCATCTTGCAGACGAACATATCTGCTCAGAGTGTGGAAAGACGATAATGTCAGACGGCAAGCGCACAGTTCAGCAGATAATAGACGGTTCAATGAAGAATTACGGCAAACAGCTTTGCATGAAATGCGTTCTGAAAAGGGTAAAGGCGGCGAAGTCCAATGAAGCTGAGAGCGTATCAGAATGAGCTGGTGGAGCAGGTAAGGCAGGCTTGGCGTGCAGGGTATAAAGCACCCTGCATAGTCCTGCCCTGCGGTGGCGGAAAGTCCTGCATTGTGGCTGAAATGGCTAGGCGAACGACCTTTAACGGCAAGAGAGTGCTTTTTCTTGTCCACAGACGTGAGCTTGTGGAGCAGATAAAAAAGACGTTTATCCGCTGGGGCGTTGATATGAAACTCTGCGAGGTTGGTATGGTGCAGACTATTACAAGACGGCTTAAAAAGCTTGTCAGACCTGCCCTTATCATAACTGACGAAAATCACCACAGCCTTGCTCAGTCCTACAAACGCATATACGAATACTTTTCAGACGTGCCGAGAGTGGGCGTTACAGCGACTCCTGTTCGCCTTAATGGTGACGGGCTTGGTGACGTGAACGACAAGCTTATCATTGGCGTATCTGCAAAATGGCTTATTGATAACAACTGTCTTGCACCTTATGACTACTATGCTCCTGACGTTGCCGACCTTACAGGGCTTCACGTTTCTCACGGAGAATATATGGCGGCGGAGATAGAGAAAGCTATGGTGAAAAATACTGTTTTCGGCGACGTCATAAAGTATTACAAACAGTTAGCAAATGGCAAAAAAGCGGTCTGCTACTGTGCTTCCGTCAGACATTCTCAGCGAACGGCAGAGGTGTTTAATGAAAACGGCATAAAGGCGGCACACATCGACGGCTCGACCCCAAAGGCAGAGCGTGACAGCATTATCTCAGCTTTCCGCAGGGGAGATATAACTGTGCTGTGCAACGTTGACCTTATCTCCGAGGGCTTTGACGTTCCTGACTGCGAGTGTGCCATACTCCTGCGACCCACCAAGAGCCTTACTCTTTACATTCAGCAGGCTATGAGATGTATGCGGTACAGACCTAACAAAAGAGCCGTCATAATCGACCACGTTGGCAACTATGCAAGGTTTGGTATGCCTGACGATGACAGGGAGTGGAGCTTGGAGAAAAAGCCTAAAGCTCAGCATAAAAAGCAGGAGCAGAGCGACAAGGTGAAACAATGCCCCGAATGTTTCTATACTTTCTCCGCTCCTCCTGCGGGGGTGAAAATATGCTGTCCTCATTGCGGATATGAGTTTCCCACAGCCGAGAGAAAGCTTGAAACAGACAGCAGCGTGGGGCTTGTAAAGGTGGAGGGATTCAAGCTTGACTTTTCAAGTCCTGCCGATTGTCATACCTATCCCGAACTTTTGCAGTATGCGAAAAGTCACGGCTACAAATCAGGATGGGCGTATTATCAGGCAAGGCAAAGGGGGCTTATAGGTTGACGGAAGAACACAGGATACAAAACGAGATACGCTGTGCGGTATCGCCCTACTGCACTGTCTTTCGTGTGAACGTGGGCGAGGGCAGGACAGTTGACGGCAGATATTTCACCACAGGTGTGCCGAAAGGTTTTTCAGACCTGTTCGGTGTAAGGCATAAGGACGGCAGAGCTGTCTTTATCGAAGTCAAAACAACGTCGGGACGAGTTCGTCCTGAGCAGAAGAAGTTCATAACAAAAATGCGTGAGTGCGGAGCATTGGCAGGTATATGCCGCTCAGCAGAGGACGCAGTAAATTTACTAATGGAGGAATAAAAAATGGGATTTAAGTCAAATCAATCAGAGGCATTTCAGAACGGATTAAAGCCTGAGGGCGATTACGAGTGCATCATAACCGCTATCGAGGAACGCACAACAAAGAAAGGCTCTATGGGTCTTAACTTCACTCTCGTCATCAGAAATGACGTGCAGGGACAGAAATACGGCAACTCCTGCCTGTTTCACACCATATGGAAAAAGCATGAACCTAACGAGAACGATATGCAGGTGGAGGGCTACAACTTTGCTCAGCTTATGGCAATGGGCAAGGCGGCTAAGCTTCCTGACGGCAAGGAGTATGACAGCCTTAAAGCATACTGCACAGACCTGCTGAACAAGTGCATAAGGGTAGATCTCACGCATAAGGAATGGAACGGCAAGGAGCGGGAATGCATTGATTTTGTCAACCCTACAAAGTATCCTGAATGCAAGCATAAGTTCAAATCCTCTGCACCAACGGCGGACAGCTTTGCGACTAAGCAGACGGGCTTTGCAACGCCTAAGACAAATACGCAGGCTGACAGCGCCATAGGCTCGCTTGAAGATTTTGAGGACGTGCTTACAGATGACGGCGTGCCGTTCTGATTTCTGAGAAAAGCGAAAAGTCATAGTGCTTTTGCATAAAAACGCAGATGATATTTTGTGCAAACAAATGATTTATATTTTAATTTGGCAACATTTCTGCAATTGTTGCATTTTTAATGCAACTTTTTGGGTGCTTTTCGGGGATAAGTGAAAGGCTTTGACTTTTCAAAATTTATGTTAGGAGTTGGATATATGTACGAACAAATACCGCAGGAGATTAAAGCCCTGCCAAACTGGATATGCTGGGACGCTGTGCCTGATGAAAAGAGAGGGAAGATAAAGAAAGTGCCGATAAACGCACTTACAGGCGGAGGGGCTATGTCAAATAACCCCTCTACTTGGTGCGATTTCGATACGGCTGTGAGAGCCTCAGAAAAACATTCGGGCATAGGATTTATGTTCGGTGGCTGTCCCTATTTCGGTGTTGACATTGACGGCAAAGAGGAGGAGCTTGAGGCATACCAAAGGGGAGAGAACGGCAACATCATATCCGAATTTATCTCCACCCTGCAAAGCTATACTGAGATATCTCAATCGGGCAAGGGCATACATATCATATGCAGAGGAACGCTCCCGAAGCGTGGCAGACGTAAAGGCTCAGTTGAGATGTATGAGGACGGCAGATTTTTCGTTATGACCGGCAACTCCTGCTCAGAATATGATGGTATCGCAGAGTGTTCCGACAGCATAAAGCCATTGCACGAAAAGTATATAGGAGGCGGTCACGAGCCTGTGGCAAAGGCTGTTCCTGCTGTCAGACTTGACACCGCAGACCAGATAATCAAAGCGGCGGCAGGAGCAAAGAACGGAGGAAAGTTCGTTTCTCTCTACAGCGGCAGAACCGCAGGATATACCTCTCAGTCTGAGGCTGATATGGCGTTTTGCTCAATGCTTGCCTTCTGGACAGGCTGTGACGCAGAGAAAATGGATATGATATTCCGCTCCTCAGGTCTTATGCGTGAAAAGTGGGACAGGGCGCAAAGCGGTTCGACCTATGGCGCACTCACGATCCAGAAAGCCATTGCCGATTGCGACAAGACCTATTCGCCAAAGTTCGCAGGGGGATTTTCTCTTAACTTCAAGTCGCTCTCTGAGCCGATTTCTGTGGGTGCTGTGGAGCAGGAAGAAGCCAAGCCAAGACTTTATTCATTTGACGATACAGGCAACGCAGAACGCTTTGTTGACCTTTTTGGTGAGCAGGTGAGATACTGTTATACAGACAAACGCTGGCTTTGGTATGACGGCAGAAAGTGGTGTACCGATATGACAGGCACAGTTAAACGTCTTGCTGACAAGGCTGTGGCTTGCATGGCGGCAGAGGCAAAGGTGTACGCTCAGCTTGACGCAGACGAGAAAACGGATATGGCAAAGGCTTTTGAAAAGCATATGAAGTCCTGCCGTTCTAACAAATCAAAGAACGCAATGCTAAGCGAGGTCATGCACCACGTTCCTGTTCTGCCTGCTCAGATGGACAGATTTAAAACTGTTCTCAATACCCCGGGCGGAGTTATCGACCTGCGAAGCGGCGGCATATCTCCTCACGACCCTATGACATATCTGACGAAAATGACAGCCGTTGAGTATTCAGAGAACGCCGATTGTCCTCGCTGGCTTGCCTTTCTTGATGATATTTTTAGAAAGGATAAAGACCTTATCAGATACGTTCAGAAAGCTGTGGGATATTCCCTGACAGGCTCGACCACCGAGCAATGTGCGTTCTTTCTTTACGGAACAGGACGAAACGGCAAGTCAACTTTCATTGATATCATAAGGGATATTTTCGGGGACTATGCGGCAAATATCCAACCTGAAACTATTATGGTGCGTTCAAATCAGAGCACCGCCATAAACAGCGACATCGCAAGGCTCAAAGGTGCAAGGCTCGTGACAAGCGTTGAGCCTAACGAGGGTGTTCGTATCAACGAGGGTCTGCTCAAACAGCTTACAGGCGACGATACTGTTACGGCAAGAAAGCTTTACGGCGACGAGTTCGAGTTCAAGCCTGAGTTCAAGCTTTGGATGGCGACAAACCATAAGCCTGTCATCAGAGGAACGGATACGGGCATATGGCGAAGAATTCATATGATACCCTTCACTGTGCAGATCCCCGAAGAAAAGATAGACCGCAGGCTGAAATACAAGCTGTCGGCGGAGCTTACGGGCATATTCCGCTGGGCGGTCGAGGGCTGTCTGCTGTGGCAGAAAGAGGGGCTTAAAATGCCTCGTGCCGTCCTTGAAGAAGTGAGGGAGTACCGCCGTGAAATGGACGTTATCTCTGCATTTGTTGAGGATAAGTGTACTGTGGGCAAGGGTCTGAGCGTTAAGTCAAGTCAGCTTTTTGCGGCGTATCTTAACTGGGCTGAGCAGAACAATGAATATCGTATGAGTTCAACAAAGTTCGGTATGGAGCTTGCAAAACGCTTTGAAAAAGTAAAAGGCAGAGGGTGCAATTATTATTCAGGTATAACCCTTGACGAGCAAGTGTAAGTATCTGTAAGTGTGGAGGGTTGTGGATAGGTTGAGGGGGTTTCTTAACCTTTCGTATTAGAAAATTAAAGAATATATATAAAGAAAGAGTTCTTGAAAAACGGCACAAACCTATCCACAACCCTCCACAAAGGGGGTATCAACTATAAAGATAGATTTCAAAAGAATGTCACAAGAAGAATTTGCACGATATGAAGATATGGCGATAGACGGCAGGCTCATCTATGACGAGTATCCTGCTGAGGAATATAAGTATTTCTCACAGTTATCAAGACTTGGCTACAAGAACAGGCATGAGGGGTGGTCAAAAGAGATATGCGAGGACAAGCAGGCGGAATACAAGCGGGAATATCTTCATAGCAAAGAGCGAAACGGCAGGTTTTTTAGACAAGCCTGCATAATGCAGGAGAATATCCGCAGAGGGCAGACAACAGTCTGGAAGATAAACAAAACGCAGGACAGGGAAGAAAAACTCAAATACGCATTGCAGGCACTTGAACTGATACTCTGCGACGAGGGACTTGCGAAACATAACGGAGCAAACATACCTGAATATGCAGGCTGTGAATACTGCAATGGAGTGACAGAGTGGAGCGAAAAGCTTGGTGCAGACGGCAAGGAAGTCCGTTTTGAGTTCTGTCCTGTTTGCGGAAGAATGATCGAGGAGAGATAAAGGTTGACAATACAAGAAAAGATATCACGCTATCAGCTGATACCAAAGCTCATAGCCAATCTTGAAGAAAACAGGGCAAGGATACTGAATGGGAAAGCCGTATGCTATGACAAGAATGACAGTTCGGCAGGAACGCCCGGCAACACGGCTGAAAGTTCAATGCTGAGTTATGCCTGCAAGGGTGAGAAACAAAAGGAGCTGAGCGAAGAGCGTGCAAGGCTCACGCAGGAGATACAGTCTGAAATAGACGAAATGTTCTGCAATGAGGAAGCTGAAACCATAGATACTGCAAGGATAATCAAGCTGTATTTCATCAACGGCATATCGGTGAAGAAGATAGCTCACAACTATATTTTCAGAGATTACAAGACGGTGCTGAGAATGTTTCACAATGGCTGTGAGAAATTAAATATACCACACAAGACCACTCAATACCACTTGCAGGAACGCACATAGTATGATATCATTACAATAGCCAATAAGGCAAGCAAACATTTGCGGACCTCCATAAAAAAGTTCGACGGGGCGAAAGCTCCGTATGCAGGTCGAGAGCGAGCCAGCTTGATATCTGCTCCACCATTTACTTAACTCCTTATAATATTTTTCACAAGGGCGGCTGCATTTTGCGGTCGCTTTTGCGTTGCGTCGTAAAAAGTTCATAAATGTCGAATTTTTGATATACTGCATAAAAAATACAAATGCTATTTATGCAGTATATAGAAATTCGGTGCATTTCGTTGATTTTCGCTCTGATTAGTGATATTATTTAAGAAATATTATTATGAGGAGTGATTGTACTTGGTAGTCAAATTTAATGGTAATAAACCGTTTAAAATGGAGGAACATCAAAGCAATAAACTTACTACAAAATGTTTTTTATGTGGACAACAGGCAAAAAGCCGAATATTTTATGATGGATTTGAGAATGGAAATTGCATATGTTGTAATTGCGAAGATCAGCTAAAAGGAATGTTTAAAGATTATTTATTAGCAGAATCAAACTTCAACAAAACAGCACTTGAAGAATTAGTGGAAGGATTACGCAATGAAACTATAACGCAGTTAGATAGTCAAATTCATAAAGAAGGCTATAAATATGCCCAAGAGGTTAGCATTGTAGATGATTTTGATGATACATTAACCCTTCAAGAAGTTCAACAGAATAATATATTTTATTCGATAAAATATCAATTTTGTTATGACAAAATGATAAATTATATGAAGAATAAATATAATGAAGACCCTTATATAGTCAGATTTTTTGAAACTACGGATTACTATGACCCTGAGGGTTTGTATAGAAGAGATACAAATGCTATATGTGGCATTGCAAAAATATATAATAACGGAACCACGGTTATTTTTGGCGATTTAAAAGTTGTTTTGGATAGATCGAAATATAACCAATAAAATTAATAATATTGAGTGTTCAAAGCCCCACTAAATCGGGGCTTTTTTCATACCATAAAGAAAGGACGGTGCCCTCATGACAGCACGGCAAAAGAAATTTGCAGAATACTATGCTCAGAGCGGCAACACCGTTCAGAGTGCTATAAAGGCAGGATACAGTGAGAAGTATGCGAAAGCTGACGCCTGCAAAATCCTAGATAATCCTAGTGTTGCGGAGTATATCCGTATGCTGTCCGAGAAAGCTCAGGACGAGCGTATAATGACCGCAAAGGAGAGGCAGGCACTCTTGTCAGATATCGCAAAGGACGGCAAGAATGACCCTGCTGACCGTATCAGAGCCGTCGATACCCTCAATAAAATGACAGGAGAGTATGTGGCTAAGATACAGGCGGAGGTCAAGACCTCTGAAAAGCTTTCAGACGTTTTCGCTCAGATAGGCGGTGAGGGGCTTGACGAGTAAGTTTCCCCTGTCGCAGAAGTATATGGACTTCATCAACAGCGTTCGGGGTGTGTCTGCGGATTTTCTTGAGGGGACTACCGCAAGCGGCAAAACAACTGTGGGCGCAGGCATAAAGTTCATGCGTATGGTGTCGGCAAGCCGAAAGAAGCTTCACGTCATTGCCGCTAAGACTACGGGCAAGGCTGAGGAAACTATCATTCAGCAGGATAACGGCATTCTTGACCTGCACACCAATGCTCGGTACTTCGGCAACGGTGATAAGGACTACAAACTGCCGCATATCAAGTTTGAGGGCAAGATAATCTATGTTCTGGGATATGATAACAAGGATAAGTGGGAAATGGTGCTGGGCGCTCAGTTCGGCTGCGTTTATATCGACGAGATAAATACCGCTGATATCGAGTTTGTCCGTGAGATGTCAACCCGTAACGATTACCTTATGGCGACCCTCAACCCTGACGACCCCTCTCTGCCTGTGTATAAAGAGTTTGTAAACCGCTCACGTCCGTATCAGAAATACGCCTGTGACGTGCCTGCGGAGATAATGAAAGAGCTTACAGAAGAACCTGTACCCAATTGGCGGTACTGGTTCTTTACTTTTCGTGATAATCTTTCACTTACTGATGAGGATATCAAACGGAAAATGGCTGCCGCTCCGAAAGGCACAAAGCTGTATAAGAACAAGATACTCGGTCTGAGAGGACGTGCAACAGGGCTTGTGTTTGACCTGCAAAAGCGAAATATCTTGACAGCAGAGCAGGCGAAAGCTTTCAATTATGTGTACTTCTCAGCCGGGCTTGACACCGCTTACTCGCAATCCTCACCTGATACCATAGCGTTCACCTTTGTGGGCATAACGGCTGACAGAAAGTGCGTCACTCTTGACGAGGAAGTGTATAACAATCGTGACAGACAAGTGCCGCTCACGCCCTCTGACATACCGAAAATATTCACAGCGTTCTTGGAGAAAAACCGCAGGACGTGGGGCTTTGCACGAGATGTATATATCGACAGCGCAGATCAGGCGACCATACTTGAATGTCAGAAGTTCGGGCGGCTCACAGGCAGCATATATAACTTTATCCCGGCATTCAAGAAAACGAAAATAATCGACCGAATACACTTGCAGTCAGCTTGGCTGGCGGCAGGTGATTTTTATATCCTTGAGCATTGCAAGGAGTACGTAGGCGAGCTTAACATATACAGTTGGAAAGAGGATAAGGCTGAGCCGGAGGACGGCAACGACCACCTTATCAATTCCTGTCAGTATGCCTGGCTGCCGTATCGTGACAAGATAGGAAGTGTGAAGATTGACTAAATTCAGTATAGGAAGCAAGGTGAAAAATATGATAAGAAACTGGCTTGATATCCAGCCTGCACCCGAATACAGTATAACTATCACTGAGAAAACAGGTTTTATGACAGATGTGATAAGGTCACAGCTTTGGTATCGTGGTGACGCCGCAGAGCTTTCACAGTTCTTTCGTCAGCTTAACTTAGGCACAAATTCATTCTGGAGCAGCGTCCCTGAGAATGAAAAGATACGCAAGATACATAGCGGTCTGCCTGCAATAATCGCCGATACGCTGTCATACATTGTCTATTCTGATATGGACGATATCAAAGTCACAGGGGACAAAGCAAAGGCTGACTTTGATAATATTTCCGAGCATATAGACTTCACAGAGCTGACAGGCAAGGCGATAGTTACCGCACTTGTTGACGGCGACGGAGCTTTCAAAATATCTGTGGATACTGAGCTTTCTGATACGCCAATAGTCGAGTTTATCGGCGCTGACAAAGTGGAGTATAACTTTGTGCGAGGTCTGCTGAACGAGGTCGTTTTTCATTCTGTGCATTATGCAGGCTCAAAGAAATTTCACCTTGAAGAGCATTACGGCAAAGGATACATAGAAAGCCGTCTGTATGACGATAACGGTCACGAGGTCGGCTTGGACAACGTGCCTTGTCTTGCACAGATACCGCCACGAACTGAGTTTGAGGGCGAGTATATAATGGCTGTGCCGCTGAAATTCTTTTCATCACGAAAGTATCCGAACAGGGGCAAGAGCATTTTTGACGGCGGTAAGTCTGATTGCTTTGACGCTTTAGACGAGGTGATCTCACAATGGTGGGACGCTATCAGAGCAGGCAGGGTAAAGCAGTATATCCCCGAAAGCATGATACCTAGAGATCCTGCAAGCGGTAAGCTTAAAGCGCCTAACCAGTTTGGCAACAGTTACATAAGCATTGACCCACCGCTTTCGGCAGAGGGTGCAGCGCCTAAGATAGAAGTAGTTCAGCCTGATATCAAGTATGAAGCGTTTGTGGCAAGCTATACAAATTGCTTGCTTATGTGTCTGCAAGGGCTTGTATCTCCTGCCACGCTGGGCATAGATGTGGGTAAGATGTCAAGTGCGGACGCTCAACGAGAGAAGAAAGACGTCACAGGCAACACCCGAAACACTATCACAACGGCTCTTGAAAAGGCTCTGCCACAGCTTGTTTCTGCGGTGCTTATGACCTATGACAATATGCAGGGCAAAGCCCCTGAAACTTATGAGGTGACAGTTGACTTCGGTGAGTATGGTGCGCCTGACTTTGACAGCAGAGTTGAGACTGTGGGCAAAGCAAGCACGTATGGTATTATGTCAGTTGAAACGCAGGTGGAGGAGCTGTGGGGCAGTTCTAAAGAGGACGATTGGAAAGCCGCAGAGGTCAAGCGGATAATGCAGGAAAAGGGGCTTACAGAGGGTGAGCCTACTGCGGTAGGTGATGAGTACGCTTAATTTTAAGGACATAGCCAAAATATTTGAGGAGATAGAGCTAAGGCTCATATCTTCACTGAAACGCAATCTCAAAAGGCACAAGGCGGAGGAACAGCGTTACGGCTTTGAATGGTCTGCTTGGCAGGCTGAGAAACTGAAAAATATGGAGAACTTCCGCCGTGAAAACCTCGACATTATGAACGAGTACGTTGACGTTATCGACGATCAGACAAGACAGCTTATGACGGAGCAGTTTCAAGAGGGTCAGCAGCAGGCACAAAGGAGCACCCAGGAGCTTTCTGACGAGCCTATAACACCTATCCCCGACAAGCATTTCTTTGGCGTGAACGAAAAGAAAATGGCAAAGCTTATGGAAGACGTCACCACCCTTGAAAAGACCGCTGAAACAGCCGCTCTGCGAATGACAGACGATATTTACAGGCAGACTTTGAATAGGGTACAGCTTGCAATGGGAACAGGCTCTATGACGCTTAACGAGGCTATCGACCTTGCCACAAGGGACTTTCTCGACAAGGGCATAAACTGTATCGTATACGCTGACGGCAAGCGAGTGAACATTGCAGACTATGTGCGAATGGCTCTTAGGACAACTTCCACAAGGGCAGCGTTGCAGGGTGCGGCGAAACGCTTTGCAGAGCTTGGCTATGATACTGTGCTTGTGTCACAGTATGGCGGCTGTTCAAAGACCTGTGAGCCTTGGCAAGGTCAAGTATACATTGATGATGTGTTCACAGTATGGGAGGGGGAAAAGGACGAGTTTCAAGGCAAGTCAAATTACTGCGGTGAGTGGTTTTGGCTGCTGTCATATGCCGTAAAGAACGGGCTATTTCACCCGAATTGCCGTCACACAATGACGCAGTATATACATGGCAGAACGCAGATACCTGAGCCGATACCGGCGGAGAAGATAAAAGAGCAGCGAGAGCTTGAGCAGAAACAGCGTGCAATGGAACGGAAAGTCCGCAAGTTAAAACGCTTTGCGGCAGGCACCTGCGACCCTGATACAGCCAAGGAATACCGCCGAAAGCTCAGGCAGGCTCAGCACGAATTAAAGGTGTTCGTTGAGGAGCATAATGAGGTGCTGCATAGGGATCATAGCAGGGAGAAGTATTATGGTGGTGGTGTTGACAAATCGGGAAAAAGTGGTATAATAGAGGTAGACAAAGATACGTTGAAAAAATATCTTGGAAAACCGATAACACAAGCTGACAGTCAGCATGTTCGTGAATGGTATTATGCAAATGTAACGGATATCCCTAATCAGATAGATAAAACAAAACCCTTTGAAGAACAGGTCAAGCAGGCTTTTGAACTGAGAAATTACTATAAACACGAAGCTCGCGTTGCTATGTCTGATAAGAAAACGGCTATGATGCTTGATGAAAAACGTCCTGCACCAACGTTTGAAAAGTTATTAAAGGATAAAATGAAGCGCAAGAACATGACAAAAGACGAAGCTTTAAAAGATATTTTAGAAACTGCGTCAAAAACAAATGACGAAGTAAACAAGAACTACGGCTTATAAAGGAGGGCTTGATATGACAAAATTTGATTATACGATTTTCAAGGATAATAGTCAAAGTGAGTTTAAAAAAGCTTGCAAACTGATCGAGCGTAGTTTTCCTGACGCAAAGAAAAATAAGCTGTTAATTGATGTTGACGGCTCTACGATTCAGACATATACAAAAGACGGTAAGGACATTGATGTATATGATGATTATGACGTTGGGGCTGTGTTCGTTAAATCAGAAATAGATCTTGATAATATTTTTTCTTGACCGCTCCGCTACGGCGAGGCGGTATTTTTATACCCAAACATCGGAACTAAGCACCTTAACGGGTGCTTTTTTCATACACAAATTTAAGAAAGCGAGGTCAGAAAATGGACGAGAAAAAGAAACTCACTGATGAGGAGGAGAAGAAAACTCCCGACACTCACGAGGAGAAAAAGGACGAGCCAAAGGCTGAGGAAAAGCCTGCGGACAAGGCAGATGAGAACTCTGCCGACAATGAACAGCCTGCGGTGGACGATAGTCAGGCTGACGAGAACGGTGAGGGTGCTGATAAGCCTGCGGAAGATAAGCAGGAACAGCCAAGCGAGGATAAGTCCGACAAGCAGGACAATGCCGAGAACACACCTGACGAAAAAGATCAGGAGATACTCAGACTTAAAACTCAGATAGCCGCTATGCAGCTTGGTATCAAGCCCGACTGTATCGAGGACGCCGTTGCGGTGGCTGAAAGCTATGTGAGAAACGGCAGTCAGCAGGATATCAACGCCGCCCTTTCTGCGGTTGTGAAGAAGTATCCAGATATGAAAGGCGAGGGCGGCAAAAAGTCCGACGGCAAAAAGCAGGGAGGCTTCAAGGTCGGTGCAGGATCTTCAGATATTGATGAAAAGAAGCCACAGAGCAAACCAACAGCGCAGAAACGCTGGAACAAATTCAAGTAAAAACAGGAGGAATGAATCATGCCAAATCTTAATTATGCAGAAGTATGGAACCCCGAACTCTTGGAGATAAGGATCCAGGAAACACTGTCAAGCCCGTTCATCACACAGAACGTTAGGTGGCTAGACGCAAAGACTTTCCACTTCACACAGATGTCAACATCAGGCTACAAGAGCCACAACAGAAACGGCGGCTGGAACACCGGTAAGTATGTTCAGACGGACGTGCCTTTCACTCTCACACACGACCGTGATGTTGAGTTTCTTGTGGATAAGGCTGATGTTGACGAAACGAACTCATCAGCGTCTATCAAGAATATCTCAGAGGTATTTGAGAAAACACAGTCCGCTCCCGAAACTGACGCTCTGTTCTTCTCAAAGACAGCTCAGAGAGCGGCAGAGCTTGAGGGCTATCACTCATCAACAGCCGCTTCATCATACACAAAGGGTAACGTGTTCGATAAGCTCAAAGGCTTTCTTTCAGCAGGCAAACTGAGAAGATACAAGTCTAACGGCTCGCTCATTATGTATGTGACTTCCACAATTATGGACCTGCTGGAGCAGTCTGACAAGTTCACACGAAAGATAGAAATGACGCAGATCGCAGAGGGAGGACTTGGTCTTAGAACAAGAGTGACCGACATTGACGGAGTGCCTATCATGGAGGTCATTGATGATGAGCGTTTCTATGACCGCTTCAATTTTGACCCTGAGGACGGCGGCTTTGAGCCTTGCGCTGCAAGCTATGTAAAGACCGCTGATACCGATATTGTGAGCGGCAAGGAGTATTACACCGAATCAAGCGGCTCTTACACTAAGGTATCAGGCACACCTAGCAAGTCTGCACTTGATACATACTATGAAAAGGTCGCAGGCTCACATAAGATCAACGTGCTTATCGCAACACCTGAGACCACAAAGATAGTGCCTAAGATCAACAGCATTTACAGCTTTGCTCCGGGCGGACACACAGAGGGTGACGGCTGGCTCTATCAGAACAGAGCGTTCTCAGATGTTTTCACTTTCCCAAACGGCAAGGACGGAAAGATAGACAGCATTTACGCTGACGTTGACACAGCAGAGTACAGCGAGTAAGGGGTGAGGGATATGTACCTCACCTCTACTGAGTTTTGCAATATCTGTCCTGAGTGTGATATCTCCGAAGAACAGTTCTCGGCTATTCGGCAAAGAGCTGAAAGCGATATCGACACGCTGACTTTCAACCGCATAACAGCAGAGGGCATTGACAGCTTTACAGACTTTCAGAGAGAGCGTATAAAGCGTTCCACAGCCTTGCAGATGAAATTCATCTATGACAATTCGGAGCTGTTAGAAAGCCCTCTGAGCGCTTACAGCATAAGCGGAGTTTCAATGTCATTCGATAAGTCAAAGGTGGTATCTCTTGACGGCGTTATCACAACACGTCAGGTCTACAATGTGCTTATGCAGACAGGACTATGTTACAGGGGGCTGATGTGATGAAGTTTCCTCGGCTTGTACCTGAAAGGGTATGCAAAACGCCCTGCAAGGTCTATCGAACGGACGGACTTAATCGTGACGGCTCAAAGAAGCAGACGGTCATATTTGAGGGCAAATGCTTTCACTCTGAGAAGTCAAGGCAGAAATTATCCGCAGAGAAACAGCTTATAACCTTGTCAGGCGAGGCTCTTTTCTGCGGAGATATCGCCCCTGATAACGCCGTTGTAGAGGGCTATGCGGTCATAGGTGGCAGGACGTACAAGATATATGGTTCTGAGAAAGCCAAAGACCCTGACGGCAGGGTGAATTACACAAGATTGGAGCTGATATAGTGGGCATTGAAATAAAGCTTGATATGCAGGCGATAAAGGCTATCGAAGACGCCGCTGTGAAGTCCGCTGAGGTGGCTATGGAGCAAGTGAGGACAGACCTTGTAAGTGCTCAGACATTACCAGCAGACCAATACGTTTTGCAGAATGGTGGTATGTATGTTGACAACCCAAAATCATATCATGGATATAAGGCTAAAGAGAGCGTTATTAATGTTTCTTCAAATGATGAAGTTCATATTTCTCTTGTTAATGATGTTCCACAAGCAAGACGTCTGTATTATCACCCTGAGTATCATTTTCAGAGAGGTAATAACCTTAATGCAGGTGCGGCTTGGCTTGAACCATATATCACAGGCGGTAAAAAGGACCTTGCCAAGAATGAGTTTGTGGCAGAGTTCAAAAAGAGGACAGGCATATGACTTTACTTAACATAGCGGATATGCTGAGCGATATCCTTGACTTGCAGGACGTGTATGCAGGCACTATTGACGGCAACCTTGACAAGTGCGTAGGAGTGTACAACGCAAAGACTTCAAAGCCACAGCGTATCTGCATAGGCGGAAAAGCCTGCACAAAAACACTTGAAAAACATATCTCGGTGCTTATTCATTGGACTGATACTCCCACGCAGGCAGAGATAAAGGCTCAGAGCGTTCTTGATATCCTATCCGATATACGTCAGTATAAGGGTGACGGATTTACGGTAAAGTATCTCGAATGCAAAGAGCCTGTTTCTGTTGGCAGGGACGAGCGAGGCGTGTGTGAATATGTTATCGAGGCAACAGTATATTACGAAAGGAATGAATGAGTATGGCAAACACAACAGGAGTTTATCCCGTATATGAAAACCAGTTCAAGATAGACAAGACAGGCGGCGACGGCTCGACAGAGAGCAATCTTGTGACTATTGCCGATATGGAGAGCTTTTCAGTATCCATTGACGGCAATATCGAGGAGTGGAAGCCTTTTGATCAGCAGGGCTGGACAAGACGTCTGCTCACTGGTAAGTCTATCACTATCAGTATCTCAGGCAAGAGAAACGTCGGTGACGCAGGCAATGACTACATCGAGAGCCTTGCACTCAAAACAGGTGCTGCGGCGACCACAACCCTTGTGTGGAACTTCCCAAGCGGAGCAAAGCTTGTTATCAAGGGCGTTGTCAGCGTAACAGAATGGGGTGGCGGAGATTCAACAGCAGTCGCACCACTTGCGTTCGACTTTGCTTCCGACGGCAAGCCTGAGTTTACAGAGGCGGCAGCGTAAGAACACAGACAAAACAGGGGAGCGTTCAAAGCGCTCTCCTAATTTTATATATCAGAAAGGATAATAACTATGGCAAAGATGTATACACTCGACAGCAAGCTTCTTACAGGTACACCTGAGATAAGAGTAGGCGACAAGGTCTACCCTGTGGACGACAGGCAGAAAACTGTCAAGAAGATACTTGACATCTGCGACAAGAACGCCGAAAAGAAAGATCTTGATATGATAGACGAGGTTTTCAAGCTTGCGTTCGCACCAAAGGACTACAAGGAGATAGAGGCAATGAATATGCCTTGGGTAGCATATCAGCAGCTTTTCACTCTTGTTATCTCAGCGGTAACAGGCGAGGACGCAGAAAAGACAGAGGCTCGATTTCCGCAGGAAAACGCAGAGTAAGCTTGAAGAAAGCTGGTACGATCTTGACTATGACCGAGAGCTTATCATACAATCCATTGCAAAGCAGTACAATATCCTGCCCTCAGAGCAGGAAAATCTGCATTACAGCGATTGGTACAGGCTCGTTGCAGGGCTTATGCACGATACGCCGCTGGGTCAGGTCGTTCGTATCAGGAGCGAGGACAACAAGGACATCATAAAGAATTTCGACAGGTATGAAAAGCAGATACGCTCAGAGTGGACGGCGTTCAGAAACCAGAAAGCAAAGGAAACGTTCACGGAGCAGGACAAGATTGAAACTGCGAGATACTTTGAAAGGCTGTTCAAGGGAATGTTCGGAAAGGCAGGTGATAAGTAATGGCAGACGGAGCAAGCGTTGGTGTTATATCTCTTGACCTTGTGATAAAAAACAAGGTGCAGGAGCAGCTTGACAAGATATCTGCAAGCATACAGAACGGCTTTTCAAAGCCAGTAGAGCAGGCAGAGAAAGCTGTTGAGAACGCTATGGATAAGACCGCTAAAGCCATAGACAAGGGCTTTGGCAGTGCGTCGGAGATCGCTCAGAAGAGTATGCAGGAGGCTACTGCAAAGGTGGTGTCTGAAATTGATAAAGCCAATGAGTATATAAAAAACACCACCGATCAAATCGAAAACATCAAGCCTAAAGTTGTGCAGATACATTACAATCCTGAGTATGACCCTGATAAGATAGAGGCTGAGGTTGATGATATCGCTCAGCAAATTACGGCAAAAGCTGACGAGGCGGCTAAAACAGCGACAGAGAGCTTTGGTGATTTTGAAATACCTGAAAGTGAATTTGAAAGGCTTAATCTCCAACTCGAAAATGCAACAGAAAAAATGAGCCTGTTGCAGGCTAAGTATAAAGAGCTACAAGCTGCTCTTGC